TCTTACGGTCAAGGTGTCAACCCCGGTACAGCAACAATTGATGGATCAGTAGGAAGACATGGTGTAGCAGGAACAGGAACTACTGGGGAGATGTTTACATCTACCGTCTTCAAAGTAGAAATGCGTGGAATCCCTACTGTTTTGGCATACGATATGTCTGGTAATAGTGGTAAATGTGCCGCCACAAACTTTGGTGTTGTTGAAACTCAGAACAATACTTGCAATGAAGTTCATATTCAAACAAGTGGATGCCATTTTCAGCGGCCTTCTGGGGGCGATACAGCGTGTGCAATTACAGTTCACTACACAGCGGATGCGGAGCTTTAAATGGAACAAATGAATATTACTTCAGCTAGATATGTTGCCATTGGTGGAGAAAACAACATCATCAAAGCAACCATTGACGGTGTTGAATACGCAGTACCTTTATCTGTCACCAACCGCCACTACGCAGAAATCATGCGTCAGGTTGAGGCGGGTGAGCTAACCATACAAGAAGCGGATGCACAGTAATGCCGTTGATCCCTTTACAGTTGCCAGCGGGGGTTTATCGAGTCGGCACTGATTATGAAGGTTCAAATCGGTGGAGAGACGCTAACCTAATTCGTTGGCATCAAGGGTCTATGCGTCCTGTCGGTGGATGGCGAGAAAAGACGGACGCAACTTCAGACATAACCGCGCCTCCCAGGGCAATGCACGTTTGGGTGAGCAACAACACGTTTGCTCGTCTAATCATGGGTTCGGCTAACGAATTGGTCTATATCGCTGCAACGGGGACTGTCTCTGATATCACCCCCTCTGGCTACACAACTGGCGTTGTAGATGCTGCGCGAAATACTGCGTTCGGTGGATCGTATTACGGCACAGGCTTCTATGGCGTAAGTCGTCCTAATACAGGCGTATTCCAGGAGTGCGATACCTGGAGCCTGGATAACTGGGGCGAGTACCTTGTCGCTTGTTCCACATCTGACGGCAAGCTCTATGAGTGGCAGTTAGACACAGCGACTCCCGCTGCTCAAATCACAAATTCTCCTATTAACTGCAAAGGGCTTACCGTTACAGAGGAGCGTTTCTTGTTTGCTCTCCAGGCTGGTGGAAACCCTCGGAAGGTTGCTTGGTCTGATAGGGAGGACAACACCACCTGGACTCCTGCTGCGACTAACGAGGCGGGTGACATAGAGTTACAGACAAGTGGTGAGATTATGTGCGCTGCGAGGATGCGTGGACGCACAATCATTCTAACAACTGTCGATGCCCACATTGCCACCTACCAAGGCCCTCCTTACGTTTATGGCTTTGAGCGTGTTGGTACAGCTTGTGGTACAGCTTCTCGAAAAGCGTTGATTGCTATTGACCAAGGTGCGTTCTGGATGGGCGCTGAGTCTTTCTATGTGTTTGATGGAAGTTCTGCCAAGCAAATGCAATGCGACGTCCAGGATTACGTTTTTGGCAATATGAATAAAAACCAGATTTCTAAGTCGTTCGCTGTACATAACAGTGAGTTTGGTGAGATCTGGTGGTTCTACCCATCTCAAAACAGCACTGAAATTGACCGGTATGTTGCCTTTGATTATCTAGAGAAGCATTGGGAAGTTGGCGAGTTGAATCGTACCTGTGCAGCCGATCAAGGAATTTACAACCTACCAATATGGGTTGATGAGACAGGTATGCTTTACGAGCATGAAATCTTGAATGCGGGGCATGGTTCTCTTGTGCCGTTTGTTGAGTCTGGCCCAATTAGTTTAGGCAATGGCGACTCGATCATGAAAGTTAACCAGCTGATCCCTGACGAGGATACTCAGGGCGAGGTACAGGTTAAGTTCAAGACTCGATTCCACCCGAACGATACTGAGCGCGAGTACGGTGCGTTTGATATGGTCAACCCAACTAGCGTTCGTTTCAGTGGCCGACAAATCAGGATGCGTGTTGAAGCAACGGGTAACAGCGACTTTAGGGTTGGTGTTATGCGTATCAATGCAACGCCTGGTGGACGCAGATGAGCAGTGCGTATGTTCCACCACCACCTCATGGGCCAAATTGGAGTCAATGGGGAGAACGATTAAATTCTTGGTTAATGCAAACCAAGGATAAGTTGCGAAGCCTTACGACAGGAGAGACCGCTGCTGATGACGGCATCCTGATGTGGGATCGGTCAATTGCTCATCCTGTTGTTTCATACGATGGTGAATGGGTTCCTCTCGGCTACGGTGCAAACGAGCCAGATCAAGGTTATGGCTACGGAGCTTTTGTAGACTTCACAGATCAGACTGCAACCACTGTTGATACGGCCACAGCAATCACTTGGGGGACAACTGCATATTCAAACGGGGTCACGGTTGGCACTCCAACTAGCCGCATTGTGTTCGCAAACGCAGGGAAGTATTACATCCACTTCACGGCACAACTTAACTCTGCGTCATCGAACGCAAAAACATTCTGGTTTTGGCCAAGACTCAATGGTGTGGATATCACTGGTTCAACAATGCGAATTACGCTACATGATAATGGTGAGGCAAAGACAATCGCTCGAGCCGCGATCTTTCAGGTCAGCGCGGGAGATTACATTGAGGCAATGTTTGCCGTTGATAGCCTCGACACATCACTTCAATCGTATGCGGCTGAGACATTCTGTCCTGCCGTACCATCAGTTACTCTAATGGTCAAAAGCATATGAGCGCGCAGCCAAAAGACTTTCTGATGGATCAGCTCCTGCAATGCAGAGCCTGGATTGAAGATGCCCTGGCGTATTCGGGCGACACCCATGATTTCAAAGATATCGTTGATGGTGTCCTCTCTGGTCATATGCAGCTGTGGGTAGGAAAAGAAGGATGCGCTGTAACTGAGATCGTCAGATTTCCAAAGAAGAAGGTTCTCCATGTGTTTTTGGCAGCGGGAGAAATGGGTCAGATTGTGGACTTTCAGCAATCTGCGGTAGAATTTGCAAAACAGAACGGATGCGATGCTCTGACATTAGCGGGTCGCACTGGTTGGAAACGTGTTCTTAAAGACCACGGCTGGGAAGAACAGCACGTGGCACTAATCAAGGAGTTTTAATCATGAGTGGTGGCGGCAAAGGCGGAAGCCAAACAGCGGTAACAGAAATCCCTGATTGGATTGAGCAGCCCTCTAGGAGAAACATCGCTCGAGCAGAACGGGCGCAGCAAATTGGTTATACCCCGTACTATGGGTTAGATGTTGCAGCCCCTAACCAGGCTCAACGTGCTGCGGCTCAGATGAATATCGGTACAGCCCAGGCTTTCGGCATGACCCCTCCAGGCTACGAAAACATGACTGCGTTCTCTGGATTACCAGAAACTCAAACGATTGGTGGCGTGACAGGATACTCATCGTCTCCTCAGTATGAGGCAGCGGTTGCAGCGGCTCAGGCAGCGAATCCTCAGCAAGCTGAAATCTACAACGCATTGTTCGGGAATAAGGTGTAATTATGGCTGGTTCAGCATCAGGCGGTGTACCCGTCAATCCAATGCAACAGGCTTCACTTGCACAGCAGGGCGCGTTAGCGGGCACTGTAGCAGCTGGAACAGCTCCAATTGGGACAATTGCTGGCTCTGACATTGCTCAGTATCAAAACCCTTACACTCAGCAAGTTATTGACGCAACCCAGGCAGATATCCTCCGTGGTGCTACGCAGGGAATCAACGCCCTAGACTATCAAGCAGGAAGGGCTGGTGCTTTTGGTGGATCGCGTCATGGTGTTGCTTTAGGCGAGTTAGGGACAGGCGTTGCACAGCAATTAGCTCAGACCTCAGCGGGTTTACGTCAGGCAGGGTTCCAACAGGCTCAACAGGCAGCCCAATCTGATATTCAGAACCGTTTATCCCAGGCGAACCTTGGGTTAGGCGCTGCGGCGCAATTAGGCGCATTAGGCCAACAGTCATTTGGATACGGGTCTGCGATTCAACAACAGATCGCTGCGCAAGGCCAACAGCAACAGGCTATGGAGCAAGCACTTATTGATGCGGCTAAGGCTCAGTTTGCAGGATATACAGGCGCTCCACAGACAGGGTTGGGTTATGTATCTCAAGCTCTTGGCGCGACGACTGTTCCAACAAGCACAACTCAGCAGAAGCAACCTGGATTGTTTGACTA